AATGCCTACCAAAGAAGCTACTCAAGGTAAGGTCTACCTCAACTACGTAGACCAATGGTTGGACACTCTACCAGCTGCTGAGAGTGAAGACTTCAGAGAATTTGCTGAGGTCACTCCTTCTATTATTGAGATTTGGGTATATGCCGGTATCCTTCAATACCCAGGCTCATTCAACGATTTAGCTCGTTGGGTCAAAATGAAGTATAAGAAGCTGAACCGACGTGAAATACTTAATAGTGAAATTGCTGCTCTGCACGCCGATATTCAGGAGCTTAGAATGGCAATTACCTCAGGTGAGGTCAAAGCGGACAATTGTTGTCAACGTCTTGCGGCATTGGAAAAAGAACTGCGTAGTCATATTGAAACGTCTGACAAAATGAACCGCACGACTGATAAACGTGGATTAGTCCTTGCTGGTGCTGATCGTGTGATGCGTGAACTCACTGCCATCTTCAAAGATGACCCACAGTTTGCAGAACCAATCGACAATGCAATCAATGCAGTGTGGGCAAAGATTTACAGCGAGTTGAGTAACGCATAATGTACGGAGCACCTGTCACAGCATCTTTAGAAATTCCTCAGGAACTCCCTAGTTATTTCTCTCAGGTACCAGCCCCTATGCCTGTGATGCAAGATGCAACAGTAGGAACACTAAGGCTGGAAGGAACGCTGCTTAGAAACCTGCCACCTATGCCATCAGGTGTACTCAACGATTTGTCATTTACAAACAGTCGGCAAATTGAAGCAGCACAACTGATGAATGATCTAAGAGCAGTACATCAAATCACTAGGATGCAAGAAAGAAGAAGTAAAGCAATAGCAAAAGCACGTAATCGTCAAGCACAGAGAGCATCAGAACGTCGTTAGACTGAGACAAAAGGTCTAACTTATGGCAATACCTAGTGCATCATTAGCTTATAGAAGGTCAGCATTAATGACCGCAACGAAGGTAACGACCAAACCACCTTCAGAAGAAGTACTACGTGCACGAGATGACTTCAAAGACTTCTGTGTCTTTATGGGTAAAGCACCTGCAAAGCATATGTTGGAGTGGCACGCTCAGCTGTGTACAGGAGAAGACAGCGAATGTTTAATGGGAATTGGTGGACCTAACACAGCTATCCTTGCACCACGTGGTTCTGCAAAAAGCACAGTCCTAGGCTTATTTGCTGCTTGGATGATTGGCAGACATGCAGCTGCAAAGAAGATGCTGCGTATCTTGTACATCGCATATATGGTTGACATTAGCCGTGCAAAGTCAGCAACAATCAAAGGCATCTTAACCAGCAGTAAATACCGTGAAGTCTTTCCAATGGTAAGACTATCAAAAATTAAACGGAGTGATGAATATTGGAGTATTGATTATGATTTTGCGGGAATCGATACAGCGGGTGAGGAAGCATTTACTATTGCCTGTGGTGGTCTTAAAGGAGCCATCACCTCTAAACGATCACAGCTGGTTCTTATCGATGACCCTATCAAATCAGCTGCGTCAATCAATAATCCGGATATTCGCCGTGAGATGGAACAGACGTGGAGTAACGTTATTGCGCCCACTATGTTCCAAGGTGCACGAGCCATTTGTCTGGGTACCCGTTTTCACTTTGACGATATCCACGCCACACTATTTGTTCCCAAAAACAACTGGAAACAAATTATCCAGAAAGCAGTCATAACAGACCCTGACGGTAAACAACGTTCATATTGGCCAGAGTTCTGGTCAATGAAATATCTCAATGAACGTAAGAATGAAGACCGTGTTGCTTTTGCTTATCAGTATCTCAATACAGCTGTTCGCAGTGAAGATGCAGGAATCTCTCCAGAGCTTATCTGTAAAGGTATTGTACCAGAAGACTACGACTGCTTAGGTGTAGGAATTGACCTTAGTGCCGGTATAGGTGAGAAGAATGACTGGACAGTTATGACACTCGGTGGCATCAAAGATGGCAAAATCTATTTGATTGACCAACGACGTGCACGGACAATGGGCAATCTTGAGAAGATGGACACCCTCTGTGAAATGTTGGCAGATTGGAACATCCTTGTAGAAAACGATGATGGTCAATACTTCCCAACAATGTCACCATGTGTGATATGGCCAGAAGCTGTTGCCTATCAAACATCATTTGAAGGTGATTTTAAACGTGTAATGTTTGAACAACGAGCGCTCTACAACTTACACTGCTCACCAGTTAAAGGCTTCAAGGGTGACAAACTTGCAAGGCTTAGAGGTGTGATGGGTCTATATGAACACAAGAGAGTTATCTGGAATAAATGGAGAGTATGGAATGTCTTAGAAGAAGAGCTATTGAACTTCGGACATACGCAACATGATGATGCAGTTGATTCTATGGTGCTTACTATGGGAGGCTTATTGAGAAGAGGAAATCTACAATTAGACTACAATGAGAATAGTTTCGCATTATAGAAATAGCGATGAGTCAGCAGCGGATGGCAGGAAGCCAAGAATTTCAGCAAGGTGTGAAAAAAGCTTCTCAGCCTATGGGTGGACGTGAGCATATTAATTCAAGTCCCAAGCTGTTTGGCAGTACAGGCTTAAAAGGCGGCGATGCATGGAATACTCAAATGCAACGAGAGAGTCAGGCACAAGATAGCTCTGCAGCAACTGGTTCCTACGGTGCAGCGAACCTTGCTAATTACATTAATGTAAGTAAGACCGCTACTCAAGGTAATCAAGATTTTTCAATTAATACTGGCAATAAATATGTGAACAACGCACGTTCGCAAAGTAAGACTAACAAGAAAGATAACGAAGGCTTTGCAATGAACACGACAAAACAGTTCGTGAATTATGCAGACCAGATGCGTGATTCTAATAGTGCAAAAGCTAAGCAGTTTGCACAATCAACAACGCAAAGCTATATGGATATGAATAAGGCCAACCAGAGTACAAACGTTGCTGCCCTTGATAAACATATCCGTAGTCAACCTATTGTCGATAATGCATACGGCAAGATGCAAGGTCTAAACACTTACGGTGATATGTACCGGTATGGACGTGAAGAGCTGCCTGCATTTAAGAAGCCTGAACCACAGAAGGGAGTTGAGAAGCCCAATTTCCAAGATATGTATGACAAGTCTCGTGATGACATCAACAATATTAATATCTAAAAGTCGATTACACTAATTAAAGGTAAGAAGGCTAGGAATGACAAACTCTATACAATCAGAATTTAAACAAATCCTCACTGCAGCAAAAGAACGAAGAGGGGATTTATCTGTTGACAGCATGATTGTGTCTTCGCATTTAGCGCAGATGCGTATGTTTATGCTGCGTCGTGGTATTGAGTTTTATGCAGAACAAGATAGCTTTGGTAAACGTCGTCAGTTTATTGCTGATGTCTGTGAGCATAATATGCTCGACATGAAGCTTGATAGCATTATTGATTACTTCTTATGTGATGGTCAAGGTCTTTTCTACTTCAGACCGTCAGGTGAAGACTACCAGCTGTTATTCTTCCCAAAAGATAGCTACCGTGCTTATCGCAATCAAAAGAATGAAATTGACAGCATCGTACTTGTCTACAGTTTTGCTGTAAAACAAAATAAAGGTTTAGATGCCTACGCTGAGACTAACGAGCGTGGCGGTAAAAAGAAATACATCCGATTGAAGGTCTATAAAGACCGTATTGAACAAACAATCTCCAACGAGAAGATTGAGTTTGACGACACTCCAGGAGTAATGCCAGGACATATGCCTGGTATGACAGAAACACTTACTAACAGCTTAGGTTTTATTCCAGCTGTCGAAGTGTTTAATCATATGGATTGCACAGGTGAAGCTACTGGTAATGGTGAGTTTGACTGGTTAGCACACCAGATTTTGTATCACGATGAGCTGACCCGCAACATCCGTAAAAACCTCAAGTTCTTTGGTAACCCCACTCTGGTATCAAGCCGTCCTCGTCACGACCTGATTGAAAGCGGTGATGAGAACACCTTCCGCCCAACCATCAGTTCACAAGCTGGATTTGCACCAATGACTGGTGGGTCTATGCATAGTACCCGCGTCAGTCAACCATTTGGTAAGAGTTCAATTGACGGACAGATTAAAGTTCCGCGTGTGATTGCAAACCTTGAGCCTACAGACCGTGTGTCTTATATGACACCTGACAGTGTCTCTGGTGACCAGAACTTATACGTCAAAAACTATAGATCCGAAATTCGTTTAGCACTCGGCGGTGTTGATGACCTTGACATTAACCTTGCCAGCACTGCTTATGAAATCAAAACACTTTACGGTCGTGTAGCTGCAACAGCAGAGAAAAAAGCCAAAGCACTGTTTAACTACGGTCTATGTCGTCTTTTCTCAATGATGATTATGCATGAAGAAGAGCTGTTCCGTAAATCGTTTGCAGTAGCTATTGGATTGCAAGAACCAGTTATGCCTCTACCTGAGGAATATGCAAATGACCCTGAAGCATTTCAGAAAGAATATGAGAAATATCAGAAGAAACATCAGAAGTTTATTAAAGAAAGAGAAGATAGTATCCGTGCTACACTTGAGTCAGGCAATATGCCTATTGGAGTTGTTGGATTGATTCCTGACGGTAGCTCAAAAGTTAGCTGGCGTTGGATGGGTCAAGTCTTCGAAGACAGTCCCGACGACGTGCTACAACACAGCATCGTTGTTCGTAACCTTCAAGAATTAGGTGTTGATTCAATTGAAGCACTTAAGTACTTGTTCCCAGACAAAACGGAAGAAGAGAGGGCAGCAATGCTTTCTGGCTATCCGTTCAGAATGGTTCAACAAACACAACAGTCTTTAAACCAGTTCATTGGATTACTCGGCAACCTCTATCAGTTGCCACATCCACAGACGCCAGATATGCCATTAGCGTCTGATCCGAATCTTGATATCACAGGATTCTTATATAGATCACTCGAATTTTTACGTAAGGAGTTAAGTTACAGTGGAAGTTACAAGCCAGACAGCGACGGCCCCAGTGTCAGCGCCCTCAGCGATGCCGACGAGCGTCGCGCAGCCCTCGGCCTCCCCGTCCGCGATGAGCCAACCGTCGACCTCCCAGGCTTATCAGGCGGCCCCGGTA